TCAGATGTTTATAAAATAAGCAGTTAGACTTGCGAACTCACGACAAAGGGATATAGGAAAGACAAATGAACGATTGTTATAAACGGCTTTCAAGGCTATAACCTTTTGCTCGCCATTCCCTATATCAGAATATATCTTTTCTACCTGCACCGTTTCAGATTTCCGGTTCTCAATCATACAGTCAATGACCTCATTAAAAGCCGTACCCTTGTCGGCAGCTTCGCTGTCAAACGGTTTACGGTTAATACGGTCTATCAGTTCTTGGAACTGCTTCTGCTGAAACTCTTCTTCTGTACAAGGCGGATTCTCACTCCACCCATAATAACGCTCATATATGACATCGCTATTAAGGTAATTGAAGTAAGAATCCAATAATGTTGCATATATCTTATACTTAGGCTGCATCTGAATAAGTTTTAGTCTCTTTGTTAAAAATCAGTCCTAATTCTTTCGCCTTAGCTGCCAACATCATTGAGGCTTTCATCTTTGAACTTCCCACATGGTTGAAATCATCAATATGGGCGATAAAGTCATTCGCTGAAGCTGCGTCGGCAACTAATTCTAAACGACCTGTTATATCAGATAGCACTTTGTTATATGCTTCTTGTTCAGCCTTTTTTGATTGCAACATAGTAAGATATGGAGCAATAATCCGAGTAGAGATAAAATCATTCTTGGTCGTCGGATTGCCGTTTTTGTCAAGGATGGTAGGTACTTCCATCACTGAAGGCAAGTTACAAGTATTCTTTCCGTCATTCCTTGATGTCGGATCGAAAGTAATAGTACGTCTCTGCACTCCTCTCTCACTCTTCATTTCCAAGTAACCTAACAAATCAAGTTCGGTGACGATGGAGTTGTAGGACTTCTCACGTAAGGCAGGAATAAACACCGTATCATCACCCTCTTTTCTTGTGTCACGATGGGCAACAAAAATGATATGTTTCTTCAGACTTGATAGCGTTCTTGTCATCCAAGAAAATTCAGCATTGATACCGCCCCAATCTCGAATAGATGGCTGCCTGGTTCCACATTTATAAGTGATGATAAAATCCATCATCTTACCAATGGTATCAACCACAATAGTCTGATAAACAGACAAATCTTCTTGCAAAACCAGCTGAACATCATTCCAAGAAGTGACCTGCACAGTGTCAATATTCTCCAAATGAGCCATATTCATACGCTTAACACCATTGTCAAAATCCAACAACAGAGGCTTTGGTGCACTCAAAGCTACTGTGCTCTTACCCATACCTGCTTGACCGTAAATCATCATCTTTACGTTTGTTGGAATATTCAATTCCGTTGATTTTCTGATTAAACTCATGATTGTTATATTTTTAGTTAGTAATTATATTAGAGACTTCAATAAAGGATCTATACCATCCTTCAATTCTTTAAGTTTCTTCAGCGAATAAACTTTAGGACTATTCCTATGTACACCAGCCCTTTTCCAAGTCAATGCTCCCGTAGCGCACTGATGAGCCAACCACCTTCTACCAAATCCAAGTCGTATAGCTTGCGTTTCCGTAATCTCATCAATGACCGGATCCTTGGAGATCGCATATTCGCTGACAGCTTCTTTCGCGGCCGCTTTTATTATTTTCTGTAATTGCCAAACGTCAAGTTCCATATAATAAAGGCATATTACGCCCTCTAATTCTTACACGAACACGGGCGATAAGTTCTACATTGGCATTAGAACGGGTTCGGATTTGTTGCCGTTTCATGTCTAAATGACTATCAACACAAAGAATAATCAAAAGTACACAAGCAACAAATGATCTCATGGCCGGCGAAAAGTCCAGCGTCAACCGGATACCTGATATCCTCTCGGCTAACTTTAATGCCAACTCCCTCCCATTCCGAACACCCAAAATTAAAAATGCTGTCTGAAGCTGGTTATTTATCGTACTTACTGCACGATGCTTCAATACGGCAATCTCCTTTTTTTCATACCCGGCTGCGTACATTTGTGCTGTAATGTCACATTCGGGCGTTAACTCGGTAAATACTTTCATAATCGTGTGTATTTAAAGTTTGAATCAGGAATCTCTAAATACTGTAACTATCCCTTTCGGAACATTAGTTTCCGATCTCCACTTATGTCCATTTTTGTACCCTTGTGCATTAAGCAATGAAACATTGTTGCGCACTGTGCAGACTTTATCGATAGGAAATTCTACTTTCTTCCCTTTCTTTAAGTCTCTCATACGAGGCATAATTTCTACTTTTTTCTCCATAAACTGATTATATTTAATTGAATGTGGACGGAACCGGTAACGATCCGGCATACACACTTCCGGCTGTGTGCAGAGCATTCCATATGCCCGCCCGTTTGCCGGGGTTTTCACCCGGCTGCTTTTGCTAACCTAAACACAAAACGAATTAAACAACTTCAAGAAAAGCCTTAATAGCCAACATTTTCTTTTCAGCTAACACTTTGGCTGCTTCTTCTCGATTTTTCCAATCTTTATAAAGTTCGAGGTCCTTTTTTGTACTTTCGAGGTCTTTATTAAGAGACGACACCAATTCAATCAGTTCCTCTCTTGTCATTTCTTCAATACCTTTTGTTTCCATATACGTTATTATTAATAGTTACCAACTTTTTCTTTATAAATGGCGATCGTTAGAATAACCGACATCACGAATGTTAATACGTGAAACGGATTAAAGAACATGCCAACAAAACAGGTAGCCGACATCAGTACTGCGCAGATGAATAAAATTAGCTGCACTCTTGAATAAAAAATTACTCTTTTCATAAGCGTTAGAATTAAATTGTACCCGGCAACCGATTCGATCGGCAGCATCACACATTATGCCGGGCTATATATTAAAGCGACATTCGATAGACCGTTTAACACCGATCCGGGACAAGTCAACCGGACTTCACGGACACGACATAATATCCAATATCGCCAACCTTATTACCTTCATTAATAAGTTAGTTTATAATCCTTTCGTTTCAACCCCATTTCTGCGGGTACTAAGGTGTAAGTAAGAGAAAGAACCATCAGAAGTGACCGGGTGAGATATGCCCTACGCCCACCCGACCGGGCTTTAGTAAGCCGTTATGAAGTTTTCTACTTTGAAGCTTCTGAATCCATTCGCATCTACATCGAAGTAGCGGACAGTTTTGTAGTTTTCTGATCCAGTTCCTTTTATTAGGCTCTGAACATCTTTGAGAGTACCCTTAGCACGGCGAAGCGATCCATCTGCCTTTTCATAAGCGAACGTTACAATACCTCTGTGCATTTGCTTTGTCAACCGGTATAAAGCCCATGCGCGAGAAAGACATACGGCGAATGCTTTACCTGTCGCTCTCATTAACTCATAAGCCATACAAAATACCTTGTGTCTAAAATTTGAAGTTTTCATAATCATGTGTGTTATATGCGTTAGTATAAAAATGAGTTCATTGCTTCATAACTACTGAAGATTTCAATAGCAGGATCGTTAGACCAGTCCAGCGGGGTGAGATATTCAACCTCTCTTTCAAGAACTTCTATTTCATTAGAGAGAATCTTCACGATCTCAGACTTGCTATCTACATTGTATATATAGCAGACTTCTTCTTCGCCAATCGTACTCAACGCTTCTAACTCGCCTTTTTTGTTTTCGAGTTCTGCTAATGCTGTTTCATAAGATCGTGCCATAATCGTGTATTTTAATATGTTCGTACTATTGCTTTACTCAACACGATCGCTTACCTTTGCTTTCGTGATTGATTGATGACGCAAAAATAATGCATCTGCATTTATAAATAAATGATTTTGCATTAAATATTCAACGCTTTTGCATTAATTAACTATTAAGTTATGCAAGTACAAGAAAGAATTAGGAAAATAGCAGATGAACTGTTTAACGGTAACATATCTGCGTTTTGTAGGGCTATTGATGTAAAACAACCTACAATGAACACTATTTTAGGAGAAAGGAAAAGCAAACCTTCTTATGACGTGTTGCTTAATATAGTAAATGCAAAAGCATTAAATATTTCTGCTGAATGGCTTCTAAACGGCGAAGGCGATATGCTTACCCAGAAAAAAGAAGCCCCAAAAACAAGTAGTGCCGACACAACAAAGAAGAATGGCTATATTACTTATTTACTTCCAATGTCAGCAATGGGAGGTTCGCTAACCGGGTTTGCAGAACCGGGTGTATTATTGCAAAATTGCGAAGCTGTTGTTTCTCCAATTGAAAACGTAGATTTTGCTATTACAGTATATGGTGACAGTATGGCCCCCGAATATCCTTCTGGTTCACGTATTCTCATAAAAAAAATTAATCCAAATTTGTTTATAGACTGGGGAAAAGTATATGTATTAGACACCCCTAATGGAGTTATAGTAAAAGAAGTACATGAATCTAATAGAGAAGGTTATGTATCATGTCACTCAATTAACCCAGACCCTAAATTTAAGCCCTTTGATGTTTTAATGGATGAAGTATTTGGAATGTATAGGGTATTAATGTGTCTATCTGCAAAATAGCTTATGAAATTCAATCAATACACCTGGAATCTATACAAACAATCTCCTAATGGGCAGAAGTCGATCAAGGAGTTCGAGGAGTCAAGCAATAATGCCACAGCAATGGATTTAGTATTCAAATACAATCCAAGAATGAAACTATGGCTTGACAATGTTAAAGCAAGAACTTTGATAGCGGATTTCTGTAAATCCATGTGGTGTTATAACATTGAAGAATTTCCAGACAAAGAAAGACCGAAAACATTAGAGGAAGCAAAAGAATATTATGAAGATGTTGTTTCTCGTGGATATTGGGAAGATGGGGAAATTGCCATACCAAGAGATGATTTTAAAACCATACTGAATAACATTGTATGGATTTCTTTTCTTATGTATTACTTTTCTCCTGAATTTTATTTTCCCAATATATTTGTTTTTCGTTTCTTTGATCTGAAAAAGATAGCGGATACTTTTGATATAGAATTATCTCCAATCCCAAAGAAACCAAACTACAAAGCAAGGTGCATGTATTATTGGAGGCTGTGCGAGGTATTCTATCAGTTCAGAACAAATAACAATCTTTCACCGGCAGAACTGTGCGCATTCTTATATGATTTTGCACCGAACTTCATTTCGAAAGAAAACACTGAAATTCCCAAGCCATCACAAGCATGGTGTATCGGTGGATTAATTGATCCTGCCGAAGTTTATGATATAACCTTTTGGCAAGCTAACCCAGAGACAAAAAAGGGTGATATCCTTATTCACTACGAGACATCACCAATCAGCGCAATTACTTGCATCTGGATTGCACAAGCGGATGGTGTTATAGATCCATTCTTTCATTATTACAGTAACACCTACATAGGTGACAAAATAGACATTCCTCGTATCACGTTGAAAGAACTTCAAACAGACAAATACTTTTCAAAGCACCCCCTTGTCAGAAAGAAATTCCAAGGTGTGAACGGATGGCCAATGAGTAGCGAGGATTATTCAGAACTCCTGCGAATGATAAAGGCAAAAGGATTTGATACAGATACCCTACCGAAGCTATATACTCCTACACTACCCAAGAATGTAAGTATAGAGATAGAACGAGACGTAGAACAACAGTTATTAGAACCTTTGCTTAACTCTATGGAATGGTATGAAAACAAAGATTTCATTCGCCAATTGCCAATACATGCAGGACGGGGCCATAGGGTATTCCCAGATTATGCCTTACATTATGACAATAAGCCAGACTATGAACGAGCAAAAGTATTGATTGAAGCCAAACTTCACATGAAAAATAATCGAGAGGTGGAAGAAGCATTCTTGCAGGCACGTTCATACGCCCTACTATTGGATTCTTCCGTCATTGTTCTATGTGATAAGCAATGTTTGATTATATATGAGAAGAAAGACAGTTTCGACCGAGACAGATACAAGAAATATCATTGGGTAGATTTTGAAAATCCGGACATATTCAATGAATTAAAGAACAAATTAAATTATAAATAGCATGAAGAAAATTTTATTTTTAATGATAATTATAATCACCTTCTCCTGCGGAGGTGGCAAAACAGAAATAACAGGCGCAGATAAATATATCAACACCATCACAGGATTCACCTGTGAAAAAGCAACTGTTACCGATAATGGCTATTTAGTGATTGCCATTGACGCTGAATCTGCTTCCGGATATGATACGCTTGCTTCACAATTTCTTGAAGAAGCTAAAAAAGAAGGTGTATCTGGACTAAAAGGAGTATTGATCGTCGATATAAAAAACTCGAAGTTTGAACAAGGAGCTGTTGTTGGCAAAAGAATAGGGAAAGCTTATGAATAA